GCCGAAGCTCGTCAGTACGTCGCGTTAGAATTAGCTCGAGCAGCTGGTATTCCGGCTTACTTCTTGAGCGCCGAGACGACGTCAATGACTTACTCAAATTCGATCAACGAACGGCGCTCACTAGTGGACTTTTCACTTCGTCCGCTATTGACTGCAATTGAAAAACGTCTATCGATGCCCGATTTTGTTCCGGCAACTACCGAAGTACGTTTCGACCTTGATGACTTCCTGCGCGGCAATCCTCTCGAAAGAGCGCAGGTTTATGAAATCCTGAACCGCATTGGCGCGATGAGCGTTGAGCAAATTCAAGAGGAAGAAGACCTAATCCGATGAAAATAAAAATGCCAATGGTTGTTACTGCGGCCGATACCATTAAGCGCACAATTAGCGGCACTATTGTTACTTGGAACGAGCAGGGCAACACATCAGTTGGGCCAACGGTTTTCGCGGCCGACTCAATTGAAATGAAGCCCGTCAAATTGCTACTGGAACACGATCGGACTCGTCCAATTGGCAAAATGATTGCCCACGAAGTAACAAAGGACGGAATAGTGGCAACGTTCAAAATCGCCAATACTATGGCCGGAGAAGATGCCTTAATCGAAGCCACCGAAGGATTAAGGGATGGTTTTAGCGTTGGCGCTCAAATAAATGAATGGGTAAATAACAAGGGCGTAATGAATATTACTTCAGCAACCCTCGACGAAGTTTCGCTCGTAACAGATCCGGCAATTGACTCGGCTCGCGTAAGTGAAGTCGCTGCCTCAGAAAACGAAACACCTAAAGAAGATTCTGCTCCGGCAACCGCTGAAGCAGACAAACCAACCGAAGGAGAACAAGTGTCTGACACTACCGTTCCTGCTCCTGCCGAAGAAACGGTAGAAGCAGCTAAGGTCGAAGCCGCTGCGCCACGCCCAGCGTTTTTCACCGCTCCTCGCCTTGAGTTCACAAAGGCGAAATATCTCGAGAATAGCGTTCGCGCAAAGCTCGGAGATGATGCTGCACGTCAGTACGTTATGGCGGCAGATGACACCACAAGTAACAATGCTGGTCTCATCCCAACTCGTCAATTGACCGAAGTTATCAATCCATTATCAAATGCAGATCGTCCAGTTGCTGATTCAATTAGTTCTGGCGTTCTTCCTGATGCTGGTATGAGCTTCGAAATTCCTAAAATCACCGCTGTTCCAACAGTAGGCGAAGAAGCTGAAGCAGCTGCAATTGATGAAACAGGAATGACAAACTCGTTCTTGACAGTAAATGTTAAGAAGTATGCTGGCGGACAAACTTTCTCCGTCGAGCTTCTCGATCGTTCCTCACCTGCATTTTTTGATGAACTTGTTCGTCAGATGGAATATGCATATATCAAGGCAACAGAAACAGCAATCCTTGACGGCCTAATTGCTGGTGGAACAGATGGCGGAAACCGCACTCTCGACGCTGCTGGCCTTCTCGATTTCGTTTCCGATGCTGGCGTTTCAATCTACGCTGGAACTCTCGGATTCGCTCAAAACGTTATTGCGTCACCTCAGCAATGGGGCGCAATTCAGAATCTTGCAGATAACGGAAGACCGATTTATCAAAACCTCATCGGCAATATGAATCAAGGCGGAAACCTAAGCTCAACATCGGCTACCGGTAACCTTCTTGGACTCAACTTCCGAGTAACCCGTAACCTTTCGGGAACCGGCGATAACACAATTCTTATCGTCAATCCAGATGCATATACTTGGTATGAATCTTCACGTTTCCGTCTTCAGACAAACGTCGCACTCAACGGTCAAATCGAAGTGGCTTACTATGGCTACGGCGCATTGGCTACAAAGGTTGGCGCTGGCGCTTATCGTTGGATGGTTGCGTAGTTAATTCAGAAAGTTAGGGCCAGTCCGCTCCCGAGCTGGCCTTAACCCCTTAGATCGAAAGGAAACGAGATGCCGACAATTGTTACGGCCGCAGAGTTGAGAACCATTCTCGGTGTCTCGTCTTCCCTATATTCAGACGCATATTTGAACGATATTGTAGACACCAGTGAGAATTTGATTCTCCCGATGCTTGTTACATTCCAAAGCAAGATTGACAGGGTAAGTCTTGAAAATAATATTGCCTATTTTCACACCCCTACAATCCAAGAATTTACAGTAGGTCAATCGGTTATTATTACCGGTGTCGGTGCGCCTTTTAACGGCACTCACACAGTAACAGATGATTTAATTGGCCCTTATGTATTTACCGTCGCAATCACAAATGCAGACATATTGGAAAAAAATATTATTCCAGCAGGAAACGCTGCGTTATCTGGGCTCTCGACCTACGTCGGAAATCCCAATGTCGAATCTGCTGTTTTGGCAATCTCTGTCGAAATTTTCCAAGCCCGAACCGCAGCTGGCGGATCAATTGAAGGAATCGACTTCGCAGTAACCCCGTATAGACTTTCCAAGAATCTTCTCGCCAAAGTAACTGGTCTCCTTGGCCCATACCTCGACGTTGAAACTATGGTTGGTTAATGCCCGCTTCGACAATCGCATCCGACGTTCGCGGCGCTATAAAAACGGCTTTAGCCGGCGTAACCGCCAATGTTTACGATCACGTTCCTGAAGCACCGATCGTACCTGCTGTCGTAATAGTTCCCGACTCACCTTATATGGAATTGGAATTAATCGGTAAGAACGTTACTCGCGTTAGATTAAATTACACGATAACCGCTTGTGTAGCATATTTATCAAATCCAGCATCGCTTGATAATTTAGAGCAACTCATTATTAGTATTCTTGGAGCACTAAATAACTCCAAGTACGAGTTATCGGTGGTCGAAAGACCGTCGGTCACTCAAGTTGGAACGACGAATCTACTCGTCTCTGACATTCGCTTGAGCGTCCGCTACGAGCAAACTTCCTAAGGAGAACAAATGGCAACGACAGTAATTACTGGCCGCGATGTCACTTTCACGTTGGATACAAGATCCTTCGATGCTCAAGCGACTTCAGCGACCCTTTCAGCGGAAACCATTATCGAGACATATCAAACTCTCGATGGCCGCGCATATAAGTCCGTCGATAAACAATGGACTTTTACAATTGAATTGCTTCAAGATTGGGGAGCTACTGATTCCCTATTTGAGGCAATGTGGACAGATGCCGAAGCTGCACCTAACACCACCTTGGCGGTATCTTTCACAGCGGTAACCGGAGCGGTTTTCGCTTTCAACGTACTTCCAATTTTCCCAAGCGCCGGTGGAGCTGCTCCGGGAGCTCTCACTGACACTTGGACTTTCACAGTAGTTGGAATTCCAACAGAAACCTTCAGCTAAGAGATCGGAGCATCGGGAGCTATGAAGTCAGAAATCACAATTAAATATGACTCGGGCGATGAAGCAACGTATATTGCCCAACCGCCCGAGTATGCCAAATGGGAAAAGGCCACTGGCAAGTCGCTAAAAGATCTCGGTGGAGTCTGGGATATTTTGTTTTTGGCGTATAACGCTATGAAACGAGAAGCGGCCGGAAAGCCGGTCAAATCCTTTGAAGTGTGGATGGATACCGTTGCCGATGTTGAAGTTGAGAACAAAGACCCAAAAGTTTCGACGTCGGAAGCCTAAATTATCTTCTGACACTCTTGGCAATCGAAACCGGAATCCCTAAGCAATTTTGGGATGACGCGGACGATGTTTACACTGCTTTAGAGATATTAAAGGAGAGAAATGGCCGGTGAAGCGATTGCCTATGACCGCGCCGAGCTTCGCAGTATTCTCAAAGCGTTTAAAGCAATGGACGAAGCTGCTGTTGAAGAAGCGCGTACTCAATCAAGTGCTCTTGCTTTATATGCGGCAAATGAAGTCCGAGCGTACTCAATTACCCGAACCTTTGGACAAGCCGCTGTCAATCGCATCGCAGATGGCGTTAGGGTTAGCAAATCATCCAAGATTGGCGAGTTCAGTTACGGATTTGCATCTCAGCGCTTTTCTGGTGGAGCAACGACTCAGACACTCTGGGCGGGTTACGAATTCGGATCTAATCGTTATCCTCAGTTCCCTCGACGAACCCCAAATCGCGGACGAGGCAACTCTGGATATTTTATTTACCCAACACTTCGTAAGATTCAACCTGAATTAGTGCGCAAATGGGAAGAAGCCTTCGATACAATTCTGAAGAAATGGGGATAACAAATGGCAGGTAATAGAACTCTCAAGTTATCCATTTTGGCCGATGTTGATGACCTAAAGAAAAAACTTGGACAAGGCGAAGATGAGGTCGCCGGCTTCGGAAATAAATTAGGTGAATTTGGAAAAAAGGCCGCCGCAGCTTTCGCTGTCGCAGCCGCCGCTGCCGCCGCGTACGCAGGAAAGTTATTGGTTGAAGGTGTTAAATCCGCAATAGAGGACGAGAAAGCTCAAGCGAAATTAGCAACGACCCTACAAAATGTCACTGGAGCTACGGATCGACAAATTGCTTCGGTTGAACAGCAAATCCAAGCGTTATCACTTGCCAACGGTATTGCCGATGATGAATTGAGACCATCATTCGAGCGTTTAGTTCGCGCTACCGAAGACGTAACAAAAGCTCAGAATCTTCAGAAATTAGCCCTTGATGTAGCCGCTGGTTCTGGTAAATCTTTGGAAGCAGTTTCCGCCGCCCTGGCTCGGGCTTATGACGGAAATACCACCGCGCTATCAAGGTTGGGTATAGGTTTATCCACTGCCGAACTTAAGTCGATGAGTTTCGATGAAGTAACTAAAAAACTTTCCGAGACCTTTGGCGGTCAAGCCAGTGTCCAAGCCGATACCTTTGAAGGTCGGATGAGAAGACTACAAGTCGCTTTTGACGAAGCAAAGGAAAGTATCGGCGCTCGACTGCTTCCAATCTTGACAAATTTAGTAACCTATTTTACTGACAACGTTGGCCCAATTGTAGATAGCGTTAAAGAAAAACTAAAACCACTTACCAAAGCAATTGAGGATAATAAAGAAGAATTTAAGGCACTATGGGATTTTATTAAAACCTATTTAGTTCCGTTTATGTCTGGGGTTCTGAAATTGGCTTTTAATGGCATTGTTGCTTCTATTACGAGTCTTGTAAATATCATTGGAAAAGCCGTCAACTTCTTTGAGGATTTGTACGAAAAATATAAGAAATTTGTTGATTTTATTAAAAACAATCCTTTATCGAAATGGCTTGGATCCATTAATCCCTTTAACAATACTTCGGATACCTCGGGAGCGGCTTTCGTAACAGCTGGATCAGTTACGAGCACTATTATCCCCGACGGAAATCCTGTAGGTAGCGGAGCGGCGACTGGGGGCGGTAATTGGATTAATTCACTAATGGGCGGTGGAGCTTTTACACCTAGTCAAGCATTTTTAGATGCTGTCGCTCGAACCGAAGAATTAAAGGCCAAAACTGCGGAAATCAGAGCTCGCATTGCTGCTCGTAACGGCGATAGTAATGTTACGGGTTCGGTCGTTGTCAACGTAATGGCCCCTAGTGTTATCGATGAAGAAGGCTTTGCCCGTTCTGTTATAAATGCTTTGAACAATAGCGAATCTAGAAACGGCGCTCTGGGAACCCTTAATTTATGACAATTTATAGTCCTACTTACAGGGTCAAGGTAAATGGAAGCACGGTTACAAATGTAACTCTTGCCGGGCTAATTATTACGTCTGGAAGAACAGATATCTATTCCCAACCAATTGCCGGCTATTGCAATATGACTCTTTTAGAAACGAATTTAGGCCAAGTCTCGTTCGATATCAATGACGCCGTAACGGTAGAAGTAACAAATACGTCGGGTAATTACGTTTATTTATTTGGCGGTTTTATAACGGATTTGAGCATTACTGTCCAAAATTCTGGATCAACGGCTATAACCCAAAGGATTAATATCGTTGCCGCTGGAGCATTGGCTCGACTTGCTAGAGCCATATTCACAGGCAATCTTCCTCATCAATTTGATGGCGAGCGAATTGCTTATTTGCTTGGACTCGTATTATTTGATTCTTGGAATGAAGTTCCCGCAGCTTTGACTTGGGAGACGTATGACGCCACGACGACTTGGGCTAATGCTGAAAATTCTGGATACGGAGAAATTGATTCCCCCGGAGATTACGAACTTCATAGTCAGACTGACTTAAATGACACCATTTATAACATAGCTTCGTTTTCAGCTACCAGCGGTCTGGGTTACCTATATGAAGACGCCCAAGGTCGAATCGGTTATGCTGATTCAACTCATCGTTCTCAATATTTAAGTCAATATGGCTATGTCGACTTGGACGCTAACCACGCAATCGGCCCAGCATTGCAAATCAATAAGCGAGCCGGAGATGTAAGAAATTCAGTCACTTTGACCTACGGAGCCAATAGTTCCTCCGTTACCGATTCAGATCCAACTTCGATTCAATTGTATGGGGAATTAGCTTCGACGATTGCCACAAGTCTGCGGCATCAGACGGACGCGGAAGCCCAAGCTGCTTATTATTTGGACATTAGGGCTTATCCTCAATACAACTTTAAACAAATCACTTATTCATTGGGAAATCCTGAACTTGATAACAGTGACCGAGATAGTCTCCTAAACGTATTTATGGGATTGCCCCTCAATATAGCCAATTTGCCTAGCAATATGGTCGATGGAGCTTTCCAAGGATTCGTCGAGGGATGGACTTGGGTTGCTGGTTTAAACAAGCTCGATATAACAATGAACGTCTCTCCGGTCTCGTACTCGTTACAGGCTTTCCGATGGAATTCGGTTCCTATTACGGAGACTTGGAATACCATTACGCCCACTTTGGAGTGGCTCAACGCTACAATCGTCGCCTAAGGAGAACAGATGCCTACTACTAGTAATTTCGGTTGGACAACCCCAGCTGACACGGATCTTGTCAAGGACGGCGCGGCCGCTATCCG